ATGTCAGTATAACAAACAATCAAGTAAAGTTTATAGTGATAAACCCTAATCTTATATAAGAGTAAAAAGACAGGGCAAAATTTGGGGTCTGTAGGCTGTAACGCTGAAAGCCACAAAATTCGTTACTTGACCCATCCTCTTGATGGTGGCTTAACACCCTGTAAAAGGGTGGGGTGGCCCTCTTCGTGAAGGAGATTGTGGCTGGGGGATAGCCGCCACCCCGTAATCATTATAGTTTGTTTTTAGCCCTGTAAAACGCCAACAAGTGAGTAAAACATTCCCACCCGATTCTCAGGTCATCATCAGGTATCTCTAGTAGTTTAGCCTTATTTTCTAGGGCGTTGACATAAACAATGGCACACCGAGCGTTAGGCATCTCAAAACCGTGTCTATAAGCCGCCAGTTGCATTTGGTGGTCAAAGTAATAGTCGAGCTTATCCACATCCTTTTCGGTGGTTTTAAAGTCGATTACAAAGCCCTCAGTCTTTGGGTGGTAATGAGGTCGGCTAATCAGGTCGCATTTACCGCCATAACCCCCGTGGGCAAAGGACTTCTCAGCAACCCATAGCTGTGGGCCAAAATGCTCGTTGATGGTCTTTTCGACCACTCGGACATAGGCTGGTAACTCAGGAATGTAAACGCCCTCGTAGAACGCTTCTATGACCCCATGAATCTGTGTGCCACGCTCGGCAGCTTGTTTGGCGGTTTCTTTGCTATCCGATACCACCCGACTTAGCCAATCTTCCTCAGATTCCCCGTCTATGCGAGGTAATGTAAGTGCAGCAAGGATGGCTTGTTGTTGTTTCCATACATCAAGTGCGGGTTTTGCCGCACAGCCAATGATGGTGGTAACTGAGGGCAGTAAGCCGAGTTCTCTTGCGTCTTTGACAGTTGTGTTTCTTTCTTTGCCATTCTTGCCAGTAATGCGATAGGCTGGACTGCCATCGGATAAATACCAATGACCACTTTCACTTTGATTCTCTTTCACTAACATACATCCCCCTTGTATTTGCTACATTAACGATAACACGGCTTCCCTATCTTTAGGGCTAGTCACCCTATCCGCACAGGCTTGAACCACCGTTTTAATGACTGTTTCAAGGTCATCAGGGCAAAATCCAATGATAGGTACATCTTCATCGTAGCCCCGCTCCTGATAAGTCTTGACCGTATATTTTTGGTCAATAAAGTCTTTAATCAGATGGTTCATAGCCTTCTCCTTTCTTAGAACGGCACGGACAAGTCCTCATCATCTTCAATCTTTGCGTCTTGCAATAACTTGTTGACATCCTTTTTGTTACGCATTTCGGCTGATTGCATGATTTGGTCTTTCAAACCTTGCGATAGTCCATCAAATACCGCTTGGTCAAACTTCTGTAAATCAAAAATAAGACAGGGATTCTCGCCTTTAGGCAGCCCCGCCTTTGCTACAACTGCTGGTACTGGCGTGACCGCTACGGCATCTGCGTACACATTGCCGTTATTGGCGGTACGGTGCTGAACCGTAACCATGCACCATTTATCCAGTAGGTTACTAATGTCAAAGCCACGCAACTCATCATCGGTAAATGATTTGCCCCGCCAAGATTCCAAGTCCTTCCGTAATGAAGCCTTATCGCCTAACGAAAGCGTGTAGTTGCGTGTTTGGATTAAGGGCTTACCATCGTCAGTCTTGAGGTCATCGCCATGCAATTCCCAAAAGAACTTGACCTTGCGTAGCATTTTGGTCTGCCCCATGTATTCCGAAGTCTGTGTACCGAGGTCAATAATTCGGTATAAACGAGCCAAGTGCGACCCTACTGGTGCAATCTTGAACTCTTTTTTCTGTGTCGTAGAGCCTGTCACAATCATTGTTTCCCCCCAAAAATGTTAGAAAAATCATCAGCAATAGCAGACAAAACGGGATTAACCCTACGCTTGTTGGGTAATCCGCAATGAAACCTAATTAGGTCAATCTCTGCCAAAGTCAGCATATCGCCATCCTCTGCCTTATCTAAAGCAATGTTTAAGCGTTCTTGCTCAGCCATCATATCGTTGTGTAATTCCTGTAAGTCATCCATAGTTTTCTCCATAGTTAGCCTGAGTGGTCAGGTAATACCACTATAAACCTAAATTTAGGGGTTTGCAACAACTGTTGTAAAAATAGTAATTTATAAGTAAACTAGAGTTTATGGCACTTAAATTAACTACAAAACAAATGATTGGGCTATGCGGGGGAGTAACCAAAGTAGCCAAACGATTCGGGGTCAGTACACAAGCGGTTCATCGGTGGGTACATGACGATATTCCAGCCGATAAGCTCATCATGTTGGCAATCGACATTGAGAAACAAAGCCACGGGCTAGTAGGCCGCAAGGACTTACTACCAAATACTTGGCACTATATTTGGCCTGACTTGCGATGATTGATATTGATAATTACAACAAGGTTTTTGGGCGTTATTTGCAAATTGACCAATCAAACCTTGTAACTGGGGCTATTTATTTGGGCAACAATTACGCTAAAGCGAACGATTATTATGGGGGCTATCAGGGCAACTATCTTAAAAGAGTTGCTGCTTTGTTTCCAAAAGCACAAAATGTTTTGCATTTATACGCTGGTCAGCTTGATGACACGCATTTAAAAGGCGATAAGGTTGACATAAATCCGCAAAATGACCAAACCATGTATGCCGATGCAAGGGAATTATCAAAGCATTTGAGCAAAAAATACGATTTAATTGTGGCTGACCCGCCATACGGTGAAGAACGACTTAAAGAATACCAAGTTCGGTATGGTTGTAAAGCTCAAAATCTTAATATTAAACAAGTATTTAGGGAAATGTATTTAGTTACAAGCCCAAATGCTTATGTGGTTTGGCTTGATTGGCAACGACCTTTTTACCGAAATATTGAATGGAAAGAAGTTGGGGCAATTCTTTATCGTGGTAGCACAGGACATAAGGACAGAAGTATCAGTATTTACAAAAGAGCAAATTAGGTTATACTGTGATGGCAGATTGAACCCTGCTTAGTTCATAATCGGTAAGACCCTATAGGGTTGCTTTGAGCGTTTAGGTAATACTACCGATTTATTACTTAAGCGGGTTCAACTTAGAGCAACCTTATGGGGTTTTTCTATTTCTGCGGTCACAGTTGGGCGGGAACCGACACCAGCGACTGCGATACAAGTGCTACTGGGGGATAAAGGATGTAACAGCACACAAATAGGTGGCGAAGCTAGTGCCTATTCCTTGAACGACTGGCGGGTTCTGTGGCTCCGAAAGGCAAACAGTTGAAGGAATCTAGGATGGCTGGGTTCCGTTCACCAAAAGGCAAGAGTTATATCTATATATAACAATGAATCATAAATAGGTCATTAACCCGTTTAAGGTCACATTTATGTGTCATAAACTACACATTTTTTTACGGTAACTAAAACATACCAATAGGTTATAAAAAATTGCCCAAAACTTAACCTACAAGTTATTAGGGAAACTCCCTATAAACAAATGTTGATAATGTAGTAAATTACAGTTTTACAAAGGGGGAAATATGAAATTACTAATTGCATTTTTATTAACGCTTGGCGTGAATACTGCCCAAGCTGAAGCTATTGCACGAACACCTAATACTGGTGGTGGTTATATTGTTTTGACTGACGAGCGGTGCGTTGTTAATAAAAAAGATTACTCGCCATTAAAGCGGGCTTACTCATATACCGCAAAGGGATATACATTTGAAGGCTGTTACGGTATTGAAGATGACACCGTAATTACTGTATGGCCTGATGGTAACGAACAAAGACGCTACCCAATCAACAATTTTGAACTGATTAATCGGGGCAATCGTCTATGAAATACCTATTATTATTGCTATTTAGCACACCCGTTATGGCTCAAACCTATGTCATTACTAATCCGCAAGGTTTTACAACTGGCACAGTTCAGGTACAAGGAAACCAAGCACAAGTGGTCAATAATCAAGGGCAAGTGGTTCAAAACCTAACCATTTACCCTAATCAAGTTGTTAGCCCACAAGGTTGGGCGGTTGGTACACCGAGCTACACCGTACCGCCAAGCCCACCATCGCCACCAAGCCCACGGGTGCTGCAATGACTACTTTTACCACCGAGGACAGAATTAACGCATATAACCATTACAAGATTTATGACGAAAATGGTGAATTAATGCGTACTGTTAAAACCAAACATGAAGCCGAATATTTAATTCATACCTACACGGATTGGTCGTATCAATTTGTAAAGGTTAAGAAACAAAAATTGGACTTGCCTGATGCGCCTTTTTAAATGGATTGGCACTTTCTTATGTTTGGTTGGTATTGGGCTGACCAGCTTAAACATCTATCCCGCAAACATTTTGTTTGGGTTTGTTGGAAGTGTGATGTGGGCCATAGCGGGTTGGAAGCAAGACGATTGGGCATTATTTTTAGTAGAATTTGTAGCAGTTTGTATGTATTTTTTTGGCATTTATTTGTATGTGTTTAACAATTTAACTAAATGGGGGATTTAGTGTGGACTTTGAGAAATTTTGGGAAGTATGGCCTAAAAAAGTGGCTAAGAAAAAAGCTGAATCTGCTTGGTCTAAACTCACCCAGCTTGAAAAGCGAGAAGCAATGGAAGCCTTGCCAAACCACATCAAACATTGGGAAATAAAGAAAACGCATATTGACTTTATTCCTTACCCCGCCAGTTGGATAAATGCGGGGCGGTGGGAAGATGAACTGGATATGACCCCACCTAAAGAACGGGTAGATAGGTCATGGATGTTTAGCCAACAAGGTATTGAAGCCAAAGCAAAAGAACTTGGTATTTTAGGTAATGGCTACGATACTTACGAAACGCTAAAGAAAAAGATTATGCACAAGCTAGGAATGGAACTTGAATGAACATCAACACAAATGTGCGGTCAGGCAGTTGTGTAAATGGCGGTACGAATGGGGGTTAGCCAAGTTTAGAGAATACCTATCAAAATACAAACTTGATAGTCAATTACTAACAGACTTTGCTGACCAATGGAAAAAAGGTAATAAAGGTAATCAGGGGGAATGGCATTGAAAGAATATGACCCACACGAAGCAATCGACTTTATATTTAAAACTGCACCGCAATACGCTAAAGCTAGTGGTGAATTAGCCCAACTGGAAGCGTTTAGGCATAGTCTAAAAGCCATCAAAATGGCACAAACTGACGAGCAAAGTTTAGGTGGTCAGGAACGAGAAGCCTACCGAAGTCAGGAATACCAAGACTTATGCAAAGCCATTGGTGCAGCTACAGAAAACAAAGAAGCCTTACGCTGGCAGTTAGAAGCCGCCAAGATGCGGTTTGAAGCGTGGCGTACCCAACAAGCAAACGACAGACAAATAGAAAGACTGACACGATGAGAGAATTTGCCGAAGTATATTTAGACCTAACCCGCACAATTAAAGCGTTACACACCGCCAAGCTAAAGCAAGACCATGTAAACGCTTATCTGATTAGTTGTGATGTGACCGACTTATCCCAAGAACTAGAGGATGTACTGCAAAAAGATGCAAACATTCAATAAAATCATGCGTAACGCCTACGCATCGCATATTGATTACGGTGCGTTTATGGGTTTAGTTCCCAACAACCCTAACTTTTGCCCTAGCAATATTGACGGCATAGCAGAGCGTAATGGCAAGTTTTTGGTGATGGAATGGAAACGCCCAAACGAAAAAGTCAGTAAGGGCCAACAGTATTTATTACAAGCCTTTGCCAAAACGCCTAACTTTACCGTGGTGATTGTGCAAGGCAATACCGATGATGGACTGGTCATTCAAGACTTTTGGCAAGTACAAGCTTATGGTTCTTGCACTAGAATTGGCACGGGGGTTGATGAATTTAAAGCCTTTTACTTAATGTGGTATGAATACGCAAACGAAAAAACACTATGACAAAGTCGCTCGGCTCGGCTGTATTTTATGCAGACAATTTGGATTCAAAGACACCCCCGCAGAAATCCACCACATTAGAAGATTTGGTGGGCTGCGAGAAAATGCCGAAGTCATACCGTTATGCCCCGAACATCATCGCGGGAATACAGGCGTTCACGGACTTGGAGCTAAAGGATTTGAGCGTAGATACAATCTTACTCAAGAAGATTTGCTTACCTTCACGGAGAGGTTGCTCGCTATAAATGAATGATTGGGCTTTATTCTTTGGCTTGTTTGTGGTGCTTTCGCCCTTTATAGCCATTTGGATTTGGCTACAACTCTAACGGGTCGAACCCCAACTCGTTAGCCACCGCTTTGGCACGGTTTCTAAAGGTCTTATCGTGTTTAGTCCACGCATGGGTCACGGTATTCCAACGACTAGCGTGAATCATCTCATGGGCCATAGTTCGAATGACTGTATCTAAATGCCCACATCGTGCGTCAGAAATGGTTATGGTATGACCAAAATCCTCATCATCGGTATAGCAGTATGTACCCATACAGTCAGGGTCACTATCCACGACAAACTTTATTTCTTCAGGTAACGGTAGCTCCCAAGACGCAAACGGCTCACAGCAGTAAAGCATTGAGTAAATGTTTTCGATGATTTTGGGTGTTAATTTCATACTTTCATTACTTGACCACGGAAATAATACAAACCCTTATCTTCATCCACGACTTCTGCTAGTTCAGGTGGCATCAACTTACCGTTATTAAAGGTCAATACCGCAAACCCTGACCGCCAGTTAAGTGGGTTATTTTCCGCATATAAAAACTGGCTATCCTTAACACAAGCCATCGTGCCTGTATCTACCCCATAGCGTGTGCCTGTGTAGTCGGTATATGGCAAACATTTAAGACTGTGCAAATGACCACTAACAAATGACCAACCTGACTTGAGGATGTTGTTATGCACCGCATGGATACCGTTGTGCCAACGATGCTTAACCATGCACGATTCATTAATGGCTATGCTCCAATACCATTTCCATAGGGGCGTGTGGTCAGCTAGGTCAAAGCCTGTAATACCTTCGTATTGGGGTAAAACATTAGACAATTTGCCTGAAAAGCGTAAGTCATGGTTTCCGATGGTTACAAGTAATTTACACCCCGCAGGCCGCACAGCTTCAATATCCCCGAGCCTAGCGGTCATTTCGTCCAATTCTTCCTTGACCGTAGGGTGGTGTTGCCAACCAATTCTGTGATGCTGAGATATAGACGCAAAATCAGAAAGGTCACCGTTTAAGATTACTACTTTGGGTTTTAGGTATTTGACGCATTGCACAAAGGCACGGTGGGCGGTAGTGATGTATTTAGGGTTGTAGTGGCAATCTGAACCGATTATGATGACCCCGTTATCTAAAGTTAAATTGCATTGGGTTTGGTCATCGGGTATATAAACATCGGGTCTGCCACGGTTATCATTTGATATTAGGGTCATGCCGTGTCGGTCTTCAATCGACTTACGCCTTTTTAAAACTGCCCGATATTGAATACCAGTAATTTTAGATATTGCCGCAACCGATTTATGTTGATGCCAAAGCTGTATAAAGTCATCATCGGATATTTTTTGTGGCATATAAAACCCGTATCGTGATAAAGTTAGCCTATATTAACTGAATAGTGTTAAAAAACAATGGCATACGCCCGAAAAGTAGATGTTAATCAGGCAGAAATAGTAGAAACCCTAAGAAAAGCGGGGGCTGATGTTTATATTCTATCAAGTGTAGGAAAAGGAATACCCGACTTGATGGTGTGCTTTAATGGCGAAACCATCTTGATGGAAGTTAAGCGTGACGCAAAAGCCAAGTTCACTAAAGACCATCTCAAGTTCATCGCTAACTGGAAGGGTGGGCCACTTAGTCGAGTGGATAGCTCAGAAGCCGCCCTAAGAGCCATAGGATTAGTCCGTGTTGTTGACCAATCTTAAAGTCACGGAATACAACCAAGACTACTATGACGAGCATAAAGATGCTGGTTTAGATTATCTTGGGCATGGCTACTGGCAAGAAGAATACGCCAAAATGGTCATAGAAGCCTGTAAAACGCCCCGTGATGGCTTTGTGGTTGATGCTGGATGTGCGTGTGGCTCAATCTTAAAAGGCTTTCAAAAGCAGAATATGCGTGTTTTAGGGGTCGATTTAAACCCACACATGATTGGGTTAGGTCATACCCATTTTGGGTATTATGCAAACGAATTGGTTTGTGGCTCAATATCTGACACCCCAGCCCTGACCGAAAGCGTGGATTTAGTCCACACCGCCCAAGTGTTAGAACATATCCCGCAAGAACACATGGATGCCATCTTGCAAGAGTTTTCAAGAATTATCAAGAAAACAGGGCGTGTGTTTGTTTGCTTAGATGCTATTAAGGATGGAGAAACTAAAGAAATGTATATGGGTGACCCGACCCATGTGAATATTCAACTCACCGATTACTGGACTAAGCTGTTTGCCAAGCATGGATTTGCCTTTGACCGTGAAGCCTACGATAGATTTGTGCGGTCTAAGTACAAGCCAACAGCCGACAAAGACATTAATTTTTTTACCGAATATCCTTATTGGAGTGTGTGGATTTTGCAAAAAACCTAATATAATTGCATAAATACAGGAGTTTCCTATGCAAGAGAACTGTTCCCTATTTGTAGCTACATTGCTACATTCTGCGACCAACGCACACTTTTTCCATTTCTCGACTGATTCCTACGCCAAACATAAGGCATTGGGTAAGTATTACGAAGAAATCACCGACTTAGTGGATAACCTTGTGGAATCCTATATGGGTAAATACGGCAAACTCACTAGCTTTCCAAGCGTTTACCACCAACCCAAAGACCCAATTCGTTACATGGAATCGTTACAGAGTTTTGTAGCCGATGCCCGCCAAGATTTGCCACAAGATTCTGAACTACAGAACGCCATTGATGAAATCGCTGATTTAATTAACAGCACCACTTATAAACTCAAGTTCTTGAAATAAAAGGATATTTTATGCCATTAGTTAAATCAGGCAGCAAAGAAGCGGTCGGCAAAAACATCAAAAAAGAGATGGAAGCTGGCAAACCTAAAAAACAAGCCGTGGCTATCGCACTTGCTACTGAGCGTAAATACGCTAAAGGTAGCCGTAAGTCTAAGTTGGAAGATGCTTATGCTCGTTACATTGAGGAAAAAGCATGAAACAAGGACTATATGCAAATATCCACGCCAAGCGTGAGCGGATTAAGGCTGGTTCAGGCGAAAAGATGAAGCAAGCTGGGCAAGAAGGCCGCCCATCGGCACAAGATTTTAAAGATGCCGCCAAAACCGCCAAAAAACCCCGCAGACAAATGATTGCTGACGCTATGAAGGATATGTAATGTTTAAAAAAGAAAAGATTAAACCTGAGAACTCTTTGCTGCAACCGCACAAAGAAACTACATTAGAGAAGAATCAAAAGATGCGTGAAAGACGCAAAGCAATGATTGCCAAGCAATTTAATAAGTTTCAAAAGGACATGGCTTGATATGGCTACATTGGCTGAAGTTTTACGCCAAGCAGGATATGTAACCCCGCAAGGTCAGGTTACAGGCCCACGCACAGACCTAGCCCAAAAGCTAAAGTCGTATGTAATGAACATCCCCCAAAATGCCGCCCAAAATTTAGCAAACCAACGAGCCGACATAGACGCTGCCTTAACGATGGGTCAAGGCGGCATACAAATTGGCGATAGAGCCGCATTTGAACGCCAAATGGCTGAAGTGCCTAATTTAATGGGTGCAACTATACCTATTTACCATAGCACTACAGTAGAAGCCGCAGAAAACATAGCCAAGCGTGGATTTAAGCCCAGTTCTTATGACAATACCACATGGTTTACTACAAGCGAAAAGCCATTTGAAACGGGTGCAAGCGGTAGCGGTGCTGTAGTAAAGCGATTGTTAGATGAAGATAAGCTAAAACTAGCTACCCCCGAAGATGTAGATAAATACTTTATTGACCAACTAATTTCTCAAGGTTATCAAGGCGTTAAGTATCCAAAGTCAGGCCCAAAAAGTGACGAAACCTATTACCAAATCTTTAATGCAAACAAACTTAAAAAAGAACGCCAAGCTAGAAAACAAGTAATAAAAGAACAAATTGAAAATATAGAAAAGTAGTATAGAATTACCCTAACTAAATCAATCACTTGAGGAAGTATGAGTAATATAATAGGCGAAAATAGGGGAAACGCTGGTAAAGGCAGACCTAAAGGTGCGCCAAATAAGACCACAGCCACCGCTAGAGAAGCATTTGCCAAGCTAGTAGAGGGTAATGCACCCAAGATGCAAGATTGGCTCTATAAAGTCGCTGATGGGATTCCCTTGATGGAAACTATTAAAAATGGCGAAGAAACCATTACACGCCAAGCAGAAAGAAATGGCGTATTAATGTGGTTAGTGCCACCAGCCCCCGATAAAGCATTAGACATTATGCAAAAGATGGCTGAATACCATATACCCAAATTAGCCCGTACAGAGCATATTGGCGATAGCGAGAAACCAATCAAGTATGTCGTTACATGGAAGAAGTAACCGACTTCTTAGAAGTAGAACTTGAATTATATAAGCCTAGAGATGTATTCCTAGACTTCCATGACCGCCACCAACGATGGGCTATTATTATTGCTCACCGAAGGGCTGGTAAGACCGTAGCGTGTATTAACGACATCCTATGGCGAGCCATGACAGAAGATAAGGAGAACGCTAGATATGCGTACATTGCCCCCTACTATGCTCAGGCTAAGTCTATTGCTTTCGATTATCTTATGCAGTTTTCTGAGCCTGCACGGGTTAAGCACAATGTATCAGAGTTGTGGGTGGAGCTTTTCAATGGGGCTAGAATTCGTCTATTTGGCGCAGACAATCCTGATGCTTTGCGGGGTTTATACCTAGATGGCGTAGTCCTAGACGAATACGCTGACATGAAGCCTAGTGTATGGGGCGAGGTAATCCGACCCTTATTGGCTGATAGGCGGGGCTGGGCTACCTTTATTGGCACACCAAAGGGTCACAATACCTTTTACGACATTTACCAGTACGCCAGCCTACACCAAAACGAATGGTTTACTAAAGTCTTACGGGCTAGTCAAACCAAGCTAATCGCCCAAGAAGAATTGGATGATGCCCTAAAGTCCATGAGCGTTGACCAATACCAGCAAGAGTTTGAATGTAGCTTTGAAGCTGCCATACTGGGTGCTATATACGGCACAGAGATGCGATTGCTTACAGACGCTGGCAGAATCACCAAAGTCGAGTGCGACCCTATGTTTCCTGTGCATACGGCATGGGATTTGGGCTTTAACGATGCCACGGCTATTTGGTGGTTTCAGGTCGTACACGGGGAAATTCGGGTATTGGATTACCACGAAGCCCACGGTCAACCGATTGTGTATTACGCCAACCAAATTAAAGAACGCCCCTATGAATATGGCACACATTGGCTACCGCATGACGCACGGGCAAAGACTTTGGCAAGTGGTGGCAAGTCAATAATTGAACAATTAATGGATAAATTGCCCCTAAAAAGCGGAAATTTGTTTAAAATCGTACCTAATCTGTCACTTCAAGACGGTATTCAAGCAACAAGGATGGCATTAGCTCGAACTTGGTTTGACGGCATGAAGTGTCAAGAAGGCATCGAATGTTTGCGTCAATATCAACGGGAATACGATGAGGATAAGAAGGTATTTCGAGATAAGCCTAGACATGATTGGACTAGTCATGGAGCGGATGCTTTTAGGATGCTTTCTATTGCTTGGCGAGATGAAACAGAGATTGAAAGACAAAACCAACCGATTAAGGGCATATTTGTCGGACAGACTGATGTGTCGTTAGAAGAATTATGGCGCAGCACACCAAAGACTAATTATCAAAGGTACTAACTATGAATGACCACCTAAACAAGACTTACGAAGATTGGTACAACGCCATCGCTCAGTATGACAAAGCGTTTAGGGAATGGGAAGCTAGAGTACCCCGCATCATCAAAAGGTATCGGGATGACAGCCGTACCCGTAACAATCCCAATGCTCGTTTTAATATCCTTTGGTCAAATGTTCAGGTTATCAAACCCGCTATCTTTGCCCGTTTACCCCGCCCCGATGTAAGCCGTAGATTCCGTGACAACGACCCGATTGGGCGTGTAGCGTCAATGATGCTAGAACGGGCGTTGGAGTACGAGATTGAACACTATAGCGACTATCGCTCGGCTATGGATAACGCTGTGCTTGACCGCTTATTGGGTGGGCGTGGCACGGCATGGGTACGGTATGAGCCACATATTGTTGCAGAAGCCAACGACACCAATACAGGATTAGCTGGGCAAGATGTCGGTAATGGGATACAGATTACAGAGGATGCCGATGAAGCAGAAACGCAAGACGCTGAATTATTGGAATCGCAAGAACGCATTGAGTATGAGTGCGCCCCAGTTGACTATGTGCATTGGCGTGACTTTGGTCATACTGTTGCTCGTACTTGGGAAGAAGTAACTGCCGTATGGCGTAAAGTTTATATGGGCAGACAAGCCCTAATTGACCGCTTTGGTGAAGAAGTTGGTAGCCGTATCCCGCTAGACACCAAGCCTGACACCGATAAATGGGCTACTAAGCAAATGGTTGCAGAGCATTATCAGGCTTGTATATACGAGATTTGGGATAAAGAGCAAGGCAAAGTCTTTTGGATTAGCAAGTCAATGGGTGAAATCCTTGACGAAAAGGATGACCCGCTACAGTTAGAGGGATTCTTCCCATGCCCGAAACCTTTGTATGCCACACTAACGACTGACAACTTAGAGCCAATCCCTGACTTTGTTTTATACCAAGACCAAGCCAAGCAGCTTGACACCCTTGCCGATAGGATTGATGGTTTAGTCAACGCATTAAAAGTTCGTGGTGTTTACGATGCTTCTGAGCCTAGCCTACAACGCTTATTCTCTGAGGGCGAGAACAATACCCTAATCCCTGTGAAGAACTGGCAAGCCTTTGCTGAAAAGCAAGGCATGAAAGGTGCATTAGACCTTGTTGACCTAGCCCCGTTTGCCCAAGCCCTACAAATGGCTTATCAGGCGATGGAGCAAGTCAAGGGCCAAATTTATGAAATCATGGGCATTGCCGACATTCAGCGTGGTCAGACCGACCCCAATGAAACGCTTGGCGCACAGATTATTAAGTCTAATAATGCTGCGGGCAGACTGAAATACCTACAACACGCAGTCGTTAATTTCGCAACAGAACTGTTACAAATCAAAGCGCAGATTATCTGCAAGCACTTTACTGAAGATACGATTATCAAGATTAGTGGTGCTCAACAATTAAGCCCACAAGACCAAGCATTAGTGCCACAAGCCTTGATGTTGCTCAAGGATGAACCCGCTAAGAACTTCCGCATTGAAGTCACTAGCGATTCTATGATTTATCAGGATGAGCAACAAGAAAAGGCTGACCGTGTAGAGTTCTTGACCGCAGTATCTCAGTTTATGACTAGCGTATTGCCTGTAGCCCAACAAGCCCCCGAACTCGCACCGTTGTTGTTAGAGATGCTCAAGTTTGGTGTAACTGCGTTTAAGGCTGGAAAAGGTATGGAAGGGCTTATTGATGAAACTGCCGATAATATTAGAAACCAAACTAAGGCGATGGAAAACCAACCCAAACCACCGCCCGTTGAAGTGCAGAAGATTCATGCTCAGTCACAGGCGAAACTTCAGGAAATGCAAGTACAAACTCAGTTGGAACAGCAAAAGATGGCTGCTCAGATGGAGTTGGAAAAGGCTAAACAAGAGTATCAGGCACAAGAGAATCAGCTTAAATTCCAACTGGAAGAACAGCGTAACGCTCAAGAGCGTGAGATGGAGATGAAGCTCGCCCAAATGAAGATGATGACTGAGCGCAACACCCAACTCCTATTGGCTTACATTAATAACGGGGCTAAGATTGAAACGGCTCGTATATCCGCAGGCGTAGATTCAGGCGAAGGAATTGCTGAAAACTATGACATGGATGAGGATATGATTAAGGCTCAAGAACATCCGTTAGCCCCCATAGCCAACGCTATCGCTCAAGGTAACCAAGAAATGACCGCCACATTAGGGGCGTTAATTGACAAACTTAACCAGCCAAAACAAGTTATCCGCGATGAGAACGGCAAGATTATTGGAGTAACAAATGGCCAGTAATCTTAAATATTCCAACGGTACACGCAACGCTCAACAGAACGGGCTGATTAGCTACGCAGGTTCAGGTTGCATTATTCGTATATACGATGGCGCACAACCCGCTAATGCTAATACCGCCATTACGACACAGACCTTACTAGTCAGTTTGCCTGTAAGCGGTACATTTGGCACAGATTCAAATGGAACTATCACACTTAGTGCGATAACAAGTGCGTCTGCCGTAGCTACTGGAACGGCTAGTTTCTTTCGAATTGTCAAATCCGATGGCACTACTGTGGTTATGGATGGTTCTGTAGGCACAAGTAACGCTGATATGATTTTGAATACCACAGCGATTGCAAACACACAGACCGTAGCAATTAGTTCAGGAACAATTATTAGGGCTAATCAATAATGGCTATTTTCGTCAAACACACAAAGGTCAGCAGCGTACCTGATGATGCTGATACAAGTCTAGTTCGCCCATCGGATTGGAACGCTGACCATGCGTTGACGGGTTTTGGCACAGCTGCAGAAAAAGATGCTGGCGTAGCTAACGGGGTTGCAACCCTTGATGGCACAGGTAAAGTGCCTGTTAGCGAACTGCCTAGTGCTGTTTTAGGGGCTTTGAATTATCAGGGCACATGGAACGCCAGCACCAACACACCAACTCTGACTTCTAGCGTTGGTACTAAGGGTTATTACTATGTAGTCAATGTGGCTGGCACAACCAATTTAGACGGAATTACGGATTGGCAAGTCGGTGATTGGGCAGTATTTAACGGCACAATATGGGAAAAAGTTGACAATACCGATGCTGGCGGGGATGTAGTAGGCCCAGCTTCCGCAACTGATAACGCAATTACACGCTTTGATGGCACAACAGGCAGAGTTCTGCAAAACAGCACCGTTACCCTTGACGATAACGGCAATGTGATTAATGCCAATTCAGTAGGCTTTGACACTACCCCAGCTACCGTACCCACAACCGTAGGCACAATGTCTTGGGATGATGGCGATGGCGTACCTATTGTTGCTGTAAAAGGCGGCAATGTTAATTTACAAGTAGGCACACAGGAACTAGCCCGTGTTTTCAACGATAGTGGCGTAACCATTACTAGGGGTCAAGTAGTCTATATTTCAGGCGCACAAGGTAACCGTGTAGCTGTAAAACTGGCTAGGGCTGATGTAGAAGCTACTTCTTTTGGAACGATTGGCTTGGTTGCTGAAACCATAGCTAACGGTGCAGAAGGTTTCATTATTGTATCGGGTGCGCTGTATAAGCTAGACACTACAGGTCTTGTAGCAGGTGCTACCGTCTATTTATCGCCCACAACGGCTGGTGCGGTAACGACTACAAAGCCCCAAGCCCCTGACCAGCTAGTCGTAGTTGGCTGGGTAGAACGGGTTGATAACATCGTAGGCTCAATTTATGTCAAGATTGACAACGGCTACGAACTAGACGAATTGCACGATGTACGCATTACTTCCCCCCAAAGCGGTAATGTTTTAATTTATGACGCTACGACTACCCCAATTGGCGTATGGAAAAACGCAAACTTAACAGACGGCACAGGCATCACAATCACCGAGGGAGCGGGGTCAGTAACGATAGCGAACGCTGGTGTTACCGCTCTCTCTGCTGGTACAGGAATTTCAGTATCAGGTTCGACTGGTAGCGTTACCGTAACTAATACTGCCCCAGACCAAACAGTTAGCTTAACTGGTGCTGGTACTACTAGCGTTACTGGAACTTATCCAAACTTTACAATTACAAGTAATGACCAATTTACAGGCACGGTCACAAGCGTATCTGCATTAACTTTAGGCACAACTGGAACTGATTTAAGTTCTACAGTAGCCAATAGCACAACCACGCCTGTAATTACATTAAATGTGCCTACTGCATCAGCAAGCAATCGTGGCGCACTAAGTTCAAGTGATTGGACTACATTTAATAACAAAGTGACCAGCGTAAGTGGCACTACAGGCAGAATTACAAGTAGTGGCGGCACAACTCCCGCTATTGACCTTGCTTCAGGCGTAGTAACGGCTGGCACGACTGGCTCATCTACAGCAATTCCAGTTATTACTGTTGACACTTATGGTCGAGTAACTAATGTAACAACAGCTTCTAACCCACAAGGTACTGTGACTAGTGTTGGCGGTACTGGAACAGTTAATGGCATTACTTTAAGTGGCACAGTCACAAGTTCTGGTAACTTGACTTTAGGTGGTACGCTATCGAACGTAAACCTAGCAACGCAAGTTACAGGCAATTTGCCAGTAACAAATCTTAATAGTGGTACAAGCGCGTCAGCAACAACATTTTGGCGTGGTGATGGCACATGGGCCACACCTACTGCTGGTGCTGCTGGTTCAAATACACAAGTTCAATATAACAATGGCGGTGTATTAGCTGGTTCTGCAAATCTTACTTTTAACTCAGGCACAGGAGCTTTGTCTGCTACATCGTTTAGCGGTGCTGGCACAGGATTGACTGGTACAGCTTCTAGTTTGTCTATTGGCGGTAATGCTGCAACAGCCACCACAGCTACAAGTGCCACAAGTGCCACTACTGCCACAAATCAAAGTGGTGGTACTGTAAACGCAACTACAGGCTCATTTAGTGGGCAATTATCTGTTGCACAATCAACTACGCTTATTGGTAATGGCATTAACTTAAATGCGGCTGGTAGTGGGTATTTGCGTGGAACTAACAATGATGCAGCAACTAGCACTCAGGCCAATGTTCAGTTAATGTCTTGGTGGGGTATAGGTTTTAGCCCATCAATTACTGGTCAAGCTGTACCACAAGGAGAAAATGCTGTTTGGATTAATGCTCGAAATGGTGACATAACCGCTCGTGGTTTAGTAACATCTCAAGGCGGTTTTTCTGCAACTTCAGCAGCACCTTTCTTTTTAAATGCAACAACAGTTTCAGCAAATTACACAATTCCATCAAACTTTAATGCTCAAACTGCTGGGCCAATAACGATTAATAGCGGTGTTACTGTAACCGTTTCAACTGGCAGCACTTGGGTAGTCGTGTAATGATTAGTGCTTTTCAGCCGACAGGCTTTCAAGGTAATGCGTTTCAGGTAGCCCCAGTAACAGGCTACATACAGGCCACAGACGGTGATGATTTAGCCAATTTGCTTGGCGCAGTATCGTTGCCTGTCGGTGACATTAACACTTCAGATGAAAATGACACAGCATTATTGCACGGCACGGTTACGGGCGAACAAAACATTGACACCCATGACGGATTTACACCAGAAGAAATCCGCAGAGCTAGAAACTTAGACCGTAAGATTCGGGAAAAACAACTAGCCCTATACAAAGCCCAACAAGAAGCCAAAAAACGCAGAAAACAACAACTGCGTGATGCAATCGACCCACCAAAAGTTATTGCAAAAGCAAAACAAAATAAATTACAATCTATTCAAGAGGTTAAGGCTGATATACCGTCAGTCGATACTACAGAACTAGAGCAGTCTATCGCCTACCTTGAGAACCAACGCAGTAAGTTAGCTAGGGCGGTAGAACTCAGAAAGCAACAAGCCTATATATCGGCACAGTTAGCGATTCTCGAAGCCCAGCGACAAGCTGAGTTGGATGACGAAGAATCAATACTGATGCTTACATGACACCGTATTTACAATACAAAAAAGGCTTAGACTTGCTCCACATGGGGCATTACCAATCAGGTTTTCGCCTGTATGAGTTTCGTTGGCATCCCAAAACTAGGGAAGCAACGGGGGAAAAATGGGAAAAGTGGGTAAAAGCCCCCAAATGGGCGGGTGAACGCCTATACGATAAACACATTACCGTGCAGATGGAACAAGGCTTTGGCGATATTATCCAGTTCGCAAGGTTTTTGCCAATGCTCAAGGCTTGGGGTGCAAAAGAAGTTTCAGTCATGTGCCACAAATCTTTAATGCAGCTATTAGGGCAGATGGACTGTATCGATACCCTATCTTGTATAAGAGATGAGGGCAGACCGTTAGAAGCGGATTATTGGGTGGGTAGCATGAGCTTACCCTTTTTCGCCCTACACGCCCCGATGTATGTACGGCAGTCATTCCCCATTACCCGTGAGCATATCGTAGGCTCTGAGGGCTATTTAAACGCTATTCCAAGCAATATTGAACGCAAGGTAGGAGTGAATTGGCACGCCAGCACAGGGCCACTACACTATGTCAAATCCATTGATGTGAATGTAATCCGTGAAATGCTCGGTAACGATGTCTATTCATTAAACCTAGCCACAGACGATATATTTCAACCCTTGCCGCCTGATGGCTGGAAAGAAAACTTTTACAAGACCGCTTGCCACATGAAAGCGATGAAAGCGGTGGTAGCCCCCGATACAGCTACGGCTCACCTTGCTGGTGCATTAGGCGTTAAATGCTTTCTAATGTTGCCTGAAGATGACTATATTTGTTGGCGTTGGAAACATGGGTCGTGGTACGACAGCGTTGTACCGTTAAGACAACACGATTGGCATAAATTGCCTAGTTTATTGGAGAAGCTATGATTTGCCCGAAATGTGGTTATTCTGAATCAAATCATGTAGTTACAAAATCAGATAAGGAAAGATACCTAGATTTTTGGGGATTTACGCTAGGCACACCCGAAGCCGAAGAAGCATGGCGGCTAAAGCAAGAAATGACCGCCCGTGAAGCCCCAATGGTCATGTCAGATATTGAAGGCTATGTATCTCAGGTTGATGGCACATGGATTAAAAGCCGTAGCCACCACAGAGAACACCTAAAACAGCACCGCATGATTGAGCTTGGTAACGATGTACCGTTACAGCACAAGCCTGTAGAACTTAGTCGCAAAGACCAAGAAGCCCGTAAACGCAAGATTGCCGAGCTTGCTTACGCCAAACTAAACTATCGTTAAGGAGCAGACATGGCAGACCGCAGAGAGATGTTAGAAGCAGCACTTGAGGAAGTGTTAGAACCCGTAGAAGATGAGGGTAAACCCGAAGAAGAATTGCTACAGAAAGAAAATAATGAAGAAATTTCTGAGGAAGAACCCCTACGCAATGAAAAGGGTCAGTTTGTCGCTAAAGAGGAAGCGGTTGCAGAGGAAGCAAGCGTTGAGGATTCTACAGAAGATGCGCCTGAAACCGAACAGCCCGAAGAACAGCCTACGGTGGGAGATATACCAAAGCCTACGACTTGGAAGAAAGACTTATTACCTTTATGGGATAAGATAGCCAAAGGCGAACAACTCTCACCTGAAGAAAGTAGAAAACATCTTGAATACCTTAACCAACGAGAAAACGAATTTAAAAAAGGCGTTAGCGTTTATAAAGCGGAAGCGGAACGAGCAAAGGCTCTTGAGGAAGCGATTAATCCATTCATACCTGAACTCCAAGCACAAGGAATCCACCCAGCCGCTTGGATAAACAATTTGGGTCGTGCGCACATGGTTTTGACCAAAGCTCCGTATGACCAAAAAGTTCAGATGTTTCATAGACTTGCACAAGATTATGGAGTAAACTTAAATCAAAGTACCGAGCCGCAACAACCAGTTGACGCATATACTCAACAGTTAATGCAACAACTTTATCAAGTTAATCAAGAGGTTAGCACGATAAAAGGGCGGTTTGAGATGGAAGAACAACAACGCTTGGCTAGTGAAATCGAGCGTGTAAGAAGTGACAAAGAGCGGTTTCCGCACTTTGATATGGTCAGAGAAGAAATGGCTCAACTACTTGAGCTAGGTAAAGCTCCCGACCTTGAAACGGCTTATGCCAAAGCGGTGCGTCTGAATGATGAAGTTTGGGCAAAGGAACAGGAACGACTCCTGACCGATGCAAGAAAACAAGCATCTAAGGCATCGCAAGTAGCACGAGCTAAAGCAACGGCTGTTAGCCCCAAATCCGTTACTCCTAACGGTGTGCAGGCAAAAGTCGAAGCAAAGGACAGGCGTTCAATGCTAATGGCTCAATTAGCCGAAGCAGAGAACAGTAGGCTTTAATCAACTTTAAAAAGGATATATCATGGCATTTGCTAACTCAGCAATCACCGATATTATCGCTACCACCATTCAAAGTCGTAGCGGTGAATTGGCTGATAACTTAACGCAGAACAATGCGATTCTGCAAAGACTTAACTCTAAAGGTAATGTACGCCCCTTCTCAGGCGGTAATGTGATTTTGGAAGAAATCATGTACAACGACCCCAACACCAACAACGCTAATTCCTATAGCGGATATGAAGTATTGAACATCGCTCCTGATAGCCCAATCTCGGCTGCTCAGTATAAGATTGCTCAGTACGCTGCTGCTGTAACAATGAGCGGTTTGGAAATGCTCCAAAACTCGTCTAAAGAAGCAATCATCGACCTTTTAGATGGTCGTATGCAAGTTTCTGAAGCTCGTCTTTTGAACCGCATTTCGGGTGACCTTTATGGTGACGGTACTGGTAACGGTGGTAAGAACATTGACGGTCTAGCTGCCGCAGTTTCTACTTCCCCCACAACTGGCACATACGGTGGTATTAACCGTGCAAACTGGTCTTTTTGGCAGAACCAAGTAACAACTGGCTTGACCTCTAGCAACACTTTGGCAAAAATGACCGAAGCTGCTATCAAGCAAGTTCGTGGTACTGACAAGGCTGACCTTTACATTGCTGGTAACACCACATATCAGTATTTTGTAGGTGCATTGCAAGCTATTCAGCGTATTACTACCGAAGAAAGCGGTGCGGCTGGTTTCGCATCCTTGAAGTTTTACGGTGGCGGTACTTCTGCTGATGTAGTACTCGGTGGTGGTATTGGTAATCAAGAAAATGCTGGTTATATGTATCTCTTGAACACCAATTACATTTTCTTCCGCCCACACAAAGAGCGTAATTTCGTACCTATCGGTGGTGAGCGTCAAGCCATCAACCAAGATGCGATTGTTAAGCTCTACGGTTGGGCTGGAAACTTAACTACCAGCAACGCACAGTTGCAAGGTATTTTGACCACCTAATTTGTAAAAAGGAAAATAATCATGGCTTATACAGTACTTCCTATCGCAGGCGTTGAATTAAATACGATTACGCCTGAATCCTTTGAATACACCAACGGCACTACCGTTATTGGAATCCCAAGTTTTGGCCCTCTCGGTTCACAAACTTTTGGTTCTGATGGTTTGCGTTATGTATTCGCTAAAGCTGGTGGCGTAATTGCTGCTGGTGCAACCGATGTTTCGATTAATGCGACCACTTTTGCGGCTACCGCAACTGGTGGTACTTATATCGCCCCTGCCGAATCAATGGTTTCGGGTGATTATGGTTGGTTTGGAAAAACTAGCGTTTAATCAAAAATTGTAGTAAAAACAAGGGGCTATCTCGTAATGGGGTAGCCCTTTTTCTTTAACCGTTGTACTTCTAACCACTTAGGAGATTTTATGATTGATAGCG